TTCACTTAGCCTATTTACAAGCTTTACAAACTCATCATAATGCTTTTCCTGTTCTTGCACAGTTGATTTATTCCTGAACCAATCATCAGCTTTTTCATATCTCCTTAAAAGTATTTCATATTCTTCATCAAGTGTCATTATAAAACTCCTATTATTTCAAGTGCATCCTTTTCATTTCTGGCTATACCGGCTAATGCTCCAGTAGCTTTCATTATTTCTAAAAAATGTTTCTGTTCTTCTCTGATTCTCCCTGTATCCGTTTTAACTTCAATAAATATCGCCTTACCGTCACATATGCGTACTCCGAATAAATCAGAAAAACCTTTAGGTACACCTGTAGAAATTGTTCTTCCGTCCGATGTATTAAATACACCGACATTTATTCTGAAAATTTTAGCATAAGGAGCTAAAGCAATTCTAATACTATTTTGTATATCTTTTTCTTTCATATACATTTACCTTTCATATATTTATTTAATTATTATATTTTTATATATTGTTAATATATTATATATAATAGGGGCGGGTTTTAAATATACTTATAACTATTGATATTACTTATATATAATATATTTTAGGGGCAAGTTTATATCTTTTATATATAAAGTATATAAAGAATAAATATATATAGGGTTTATAGTAAAATGTATTAAACTTGCCCCATAATTACACTATACACAAGTTATTTCAATATATATAGCTATTTTTAAACCTGCCCCTTTACATACATATACTTAATTGATAATTTTCGTATTCCTCCAAGACTTTTACACCTTTGTAAATTCTCACACCGTTTATCTTCTTCTTTTCAAACTTACTCCCAAGCTCTCTGCCAAATTTTGTACTGCTCATAACATATTGATTATTTTCTATCGCCCAATCCTTATATGCCTTGTATATTTCATTAGTCTTTACCTCTGCTTTAGCATCTAAAATGCAGCACTCATCAATGAATAAAGTAATAACGTCCATTTCTTTACGATATTCGTAAGTTTCTTTTTGTACTATTGTCGGCGGTTCTAATCCTTCCTCTTTCCACATTAAAGCTCCATTTACAGCCCAGTTGAGTATACCTGTAAGTTCTGTTCTTAGCTTATATTTTAGGTTCTTATCTATCTTATTTTTTGGTATTTTCACATTGAACGGTATCAAATGTATTCTTCGCCATATACCATCATCATTGCCACGAATTATAGGTTTATGGTTAGTTGCCAGCCATATCTTAAACTCAGGAATAAATTCAAACTCCTCCTTATATAGATGTCTTGCCGTAACCTTATCTCCACCTGTAAGCTGTTTTATAAGTCCCTCAGCAAATCTCATTCCCTCATCAGGTTCTACAGTAGTTACAAATCTTGCACCTTTTATCCTTGCAATATCAGAGTTAGCACCATTATTATTACCATATTGTTTTACCATTAGAGTTTGCGGTTGTATATTCATAGCATAGTCGCCCATAATATCATTGATTATATCCAAAAATACAGACTTACCGTTAAGCCCGCTGCCAAACAGCACAAACATACACTGTTCTTTAGTGTATCCGGTCAGAGAATATCCGATCGCTTTTTGTATAAATCTTATAAGTTCTTTATTCCTCGCAAAAATCTCATCAAGAAATTTTTCCCACATAGGGCAATCTATCTTATCCGTAAATTCCACATTTGACATTTTAGTAAAAAATTTATATCTGTCATGCTCATATAATTTACCATCATTTATATCTATATATCCATTAACACAATTAAAAAGATTGTTATGGCTATCTAATTCATGTGGAAGTATAGGCACTCTATGCATGCACTCCTTTATCATATTTTCCTTACCCTTATTGCTTCTTGTAGATTTTATATGTTTTAAGAGTGACTTTTCTTCATCCTCAGTATTACATAAAGCAAACTCCTCTTTCATCTTTTCTATAGCAATTTCAGCAAGCATTTTCATCTTGCCTGTATTATCAGCTATCCATCTGTTACTGTTATAGTAATACCAAATTTTATTAATATGTGAATACCTGATATCTTCACTATATAAATTAAGCAATCTGTCAGCATTTCCCGTATCATCATATCCAAATTTTTCTATCTCTTTCGGTCCATCTTGATTTACAAATATCTGAAAATCATCATCGGTATGTTCATATACATTAGTGCATCCGTTTACAGCCTCCAATATAGTTTTTTGACCATAAGTTAAAGCTCCTCTTAAACTATCCCATTTAGGACGATATAGAGCAGATGCTCGAAATAATTTATCCATTTGTTTTTCATTTTTAGCAGTCCAAAAAGCAAGCATTGAACATAAAGCCATATCTGCCTCCGACTGTGACGGATAACTACCTTGCCAGTTTCCGTTATATAGATTAAAAAAATTAGCAGAATTTTTAGATTTCCTTATAATTTCCATTATCTTCGTATCACTTGTAAAATTATATACAGCTTTATTGCTTTCAGTTATATCCTTTTGGCCTATATATTTACTGTGTAAAAACTTAATTTCATTAGTACAATCTCTTATGTCCTTAACATCTCCTATCTGATATCCCGTCATTACAAAAAACCTGCCGTTTTGATACATCTCCACGTTATTTTTACGCCTGCCTCCTGTAGGAAGTGTACCTTTACAAATTATATGAATTCCGTTTTTACTCCTGCTAAACTCGCTATAAGAATTAAGAGTATTTAAAAACTCACCTATGAGGTTATCATTATTGCCTTGCATAAATTCTTCTATATCAGAGCCTACATTGTCTATATCCACACCGAAATAAGGCGGTTCAAAGAAAAATCCAACACCATTGCACTCAAAATTATCTATACTCTTAACAGCCATATCAAAAGTATTCCATGTAGATTTGTCATTACTCCTTGCATAAGAACCGTCATAAGCATTTATAGGTATCTTGGTCAGCTTATCGCCCCGTTTTTCGAGACGATATAAGCACCAGTTTTTTAAGTTTTTTAATTCTTCAGGTATATTAGAAAGGTACGTCATCATTTTGTAGCTCCTTATATCCCACATTCAGTGTTCTATCTTTCGGATATTTTGTAAAATCCCATTTATTTACTACTTCTCTTGTCTGTTCATTATATGTCTGATGCCCAATAGTAACCCTTGTGTGAAGCCCGATAAAATCATCCAATAAATCCTTTAAAGAATTATACTTCTTGCCATTTTGCATTCCTAATGCTCTTCCTATAGTATTAAATTGCTTAGGATTGTATTTTCCCGTATCTCTTAACTTCCATATTTTTACAAATATTATTTTTCTTTGATATTTTTGCTCAACATCCTCTCTTACCCTCAAGTTTATAGCAACATGTTCTTTTCCACCTTGAGTCATATCCTCTTTGGCATCTTCAACAGTCACCTCATATTCACCCTTTGGCAATAAACTGTAACCCTCATATACATCATTAGTATTTAATTCAAAACTCATTTTATTCCTCCTACGCTAATAATCCTATATTTTTGCCCAAGTAATACGCATAACCCTTTTTATATCCGTTACTTAGACACCAATTTATAAGTTCCCTCATACTTTTACACTCTCTATAATCCTTAGTGTTTAAAGTAAAATCAAAATCATCTTTCGTGTATTGTCTCAATTCTTTGTTTGTATCTTCTTCTATAATTTTTGCCTCTGCAATAAGTATCTGATTACAGATAGGGCATACAGTTTCCTTTTTATCTATAGCTGAAAAACAATTAGGACACACTTTTATAGGTATTTCATCTTGCTTTTTACTGCCGTTTTCTTTCTTAGGATTTAAGCTCCACACTCTATCCATATCAGGAAGTCCGAAACGTTCAATATTACCAACGTGATCTATAATTACAGATACCTTATTCTTTTTATACCTCATACCTCTCATTGACTGTTGTATAAACAGCGACAGAGACTTTGTCGGTCTAAGCATTATTACAGTAGAACAGTCAGGAACATCAAAACCCTCACCTATTAAATCCACATTAGTCAGTATCCGTATTTTTTGCTCCCTAAAATCTTGTATAATTTTCTCACGTTTATATTTACTCGTATTACTGTCAAAATGTACCGCATTTATGCCGGCATGATTAAACCTTTTTGCCATCTCCTCACTATGAGCTATAGTAGAACAATAGCATATAGCTTGCTGATTGCTTAGTTTCTTATAATAACCTATTACATCACCATATATCTTTGATTCAATATTTATATCTTTAACTACAAAATCTCCTTTAGATGTTTTTAGATGGCTGGTATCCACCATTTTTGGCGCATAATATTTATACGGTGATAAGTAACTATTATCTATTAACCACTTAACAGACGGGCCAAGTATAAGTGTATCATTAACATCACCAAGACCTCCACCGTTTAGCCTGACAGGTGTAGCAGTAAATCCAAGTAATTTAGCCTTACAGAAATACTGATATATTTTTTTATACGTTTTAGCAAGTGTATGATGATTTTCATCAGTTATAATAAGCTGTGGATATTTAATTTTATTAAGTTTCTTAACTGCTGTTTGTACCATCATCACATCTGCATACATCATATCTACTTTCATTTTCTTAAATGTAGAGTATATTTGGTCTTTTAACTCTTTTCTATGGACTAAAAACAATACTCTATTTTGTTTCGCAGTTGTCAGCCTTGCGATTTCTCCAATCATTATTGATTTACCACTACCGCAAGGACTAACAATGCAGGGGGATTTGTATTTATCTATGAAAGCTTGTTTTACCTCATTTATTAATTTTAGTTGGTGTGGATATAAGTTAATCATTAATTATCAACTCTTCCTGTAAGCAACCTTTTCTATTATCAATCTGATTTTTTGCATATATCTGGTTGGTAGGCATCAAATAAAACCCACGTTTTTCATTCTTAGTATCATAATATAATCTACCAACCACATCACATAAACCCATAACATTGCTTAATATTTTATTAGCAATCTGTGGAAATGCTCTGTTATATATTCTGCCATCTTCATCAGTCCAACTATCTGTAGTTTCCCACGCTGTTAATATTATGTTTTTATCAAGTTTTTTCAAATACCTTATACTATCCACTATAAAAAAATGCATTTTTTGATAATCGCCTTGCGATGGTACTCTGCTGTTTTTTCCTTCTCTTCCTAAATTTGATAATATGCAACGTTCAAGCTCTGATATATTATCTATCACTATATTGTCATATTTTGATAAATCTGTTTCCATCAATTCTTTTAATATATTGTTATAGCTTTTCCATATATCTATTACATCAATATCTACTATATCTATATTACTTTCACCTGCTAAAACTCTTGAGGTCTTGTCTATATCAATTAATAGTGTTTTGCCTGGTAAAAATTTAATAGTTGAAGTTTTTCCTATGCCTGGAACTCCATATATAAGATACGTCCCTTTTTTAATATCTATATTTGATGCATTTTTTATATTCATTTAATCCTCCTATCTGAACACTATAAATCTGTTAGTTTTCAAACTTATACCATCAATCTCAGTACCATTTTCCAATGCTTTTTTAAGTTCAGTTTTTTTAGGCTCTACAGATATCTTTTTAAAATCATCAGGAAGTAAATTTATATCAACACTATCATCTATATCAACATATTTATTCTTAGAAAAATATAAACTTCCAAGAGTAAACTTAATTTTTTCCACTCCAAGCTTATCCATACAATCCTTAACATAAGACTTAAACCTGTCATAAGAATTTTGTCTTGCTTGTTTTTTAGCCTGCAGGAATTTTATTTCACTATCAATGTCATCAATATCAGATTTATATTGTCTATTTACTTTGTATAGCTCTATTTCTTTGTTTTCTATCTGCTGTTGTATTAGTGATAGTATTTCATCTTTGTCAGTATCTGCTATCTCATCAGTTTCCAATACTTCCATATAGTCATTTATTAAATCGTATAACTTCATACTCCCAAACTCTCCCTTAACATATTATTTTCATCTTGCAACATCTTTATAACTCTATCCCTTTGCATAAATTCATTATCTGATGCGTCATTTAAAATTTTTCTAATATCAATATCATCGCTTAAATTTCCGAATCTAAGCATTACAAGTTCATCCATAGTTAAAACCTTTACACCCGATTCAATTACCTTTCCTATTAGCTCAAGCATTTTTCACATCCTCTTTGACTTTACATATAAATTATGCTATTATATATTTAATATTTTATTTTCATTTGTCCTTGTTTAGAGTTCGCACCTCTTACAAGGACTTTTTTTATTCGGTTTACCGAACTCATTCAAATATTGTAGTTGTCTTGCCCACACTTCACTCTTTTTAATTGAATATTTTCTTTTATTTTTCAAGTTCCTATGCTTTTTTATAATAAGCCTTACTAATTTTAGAACCATTTCACATATCCTCTCTCTAACGATTTTCTTATCTTTATTAATCTAAATAACCTGAATAATTTCATATTTCACCTCTTATATTTCATATATTTGCAAGCCTAATACTCTTATTGCATCAAGCTCTTTTTGATTTATCTTCTTTACTCCTATAACCTCTTTTACTTTTTCTTTTAGTA